CGCCCAGTTATTGGGAGCGTTGAAACAGCAACTTGAGTCAACTGAAGCACCTGTCGATATGGATCGTCTTCATAACGAAGACCCCATCGAATGGGTGAGACAGTCAGAAGTGATGCGTCAGAAGCAAGACAAACTCGCAGCCATTCAATCAGAACAGCAGCGACTGTCGCAACTTACAGCGCAACAAAGAGCACAGGAGATGAACGCTCACCTTGCGACACAGCAAGAAGCCCTGATCCAAGCCGTACCCGAATGGAAAGATTCCAAGAAGGCACAGGCTGAAAAAGCTCTACTCGTCGAATTTGGTAAAAAGATCGGATTCAGCGATGATGAGCTCAAGAATGTTTATGACCACAGAGCTGTCGTTGCGTTGCGTAAAGCAGCGCTCTACGATCAGATGATGTCCAAGCGTGGACAGATCAAGCCAGTAGTCAACAACGGTCCTCGCCCTGCCAAGCCTAGTGCAGCAGGTCGCGTCTCTACAACAACTGAAAGTACACGCGCAAAACAGCGTCTTGCAAAGTCAGGTCGCGTCAATGACGCTGCCTCCGCAATAGAACTTCTTTTGAAATAGGACACTCAAATGGCAATCGTAACCAACACATTCACCACATTTGATGCGAAGGGTATCCGCGAGGACTTATCCAACATCATCACCAACATCGCTCCCGAAGAGACTCCTTACATGAGCAACATTCGCAAAGAGTCGATCAGCAACTCTTTGTTTGAATGGCAGACAGACACACTCGCAGCAGCAGCAGCTAACAAGCAGCTCGAAGGCGATGATGTGACTTCTTTTGATAGCGTTACAGCTACTGTGCGTTTGCAAAACTACGCTCAGATCAGCCGTAAGACTATCGTCTTGTCTGCAACTGAAGAAGTGGTAAACAAGGCAGGTAGAAAATCTGAATTGGCATACCAAATCGCAAAACGCAGCAGCGAGCTAAAGCGTGATCAAGAATTCACAATGCTTAATGGCGCTGTGGCTGCTGCTGGTAACACCACAACTGCTCGCGGTACTGCTTCTTTGCAAGCCTTTATCAAGACTAATGTGGATATGCAGACTAACGGTGCTAACCCATCGTATACAACTGTGCCTACTGGCGCTCGTAGTGACGGCAATGTGCGTACCTTTACAGAAACCATCTTGAAGAATGTTATTCAACAAGTTTGGACTTCTGGCGGTACACCAAAAATCTTGATGACTGGTCCAGTCAACAAGCAGCGCGTCTCTGGCTTTACTGGTATCGCATCTTCACGCTTCAACATTGAAGGCGGTGATCGTCCTGCAACCATCATTGGCGCAGCAGATGTTTATGTGTCTGACTTCGGCAATGTGCAAGTCGTTCCTAATCGCTTCCAACGCGAGCGTGATGCATTTGTGATCGATCCAGAGTACGCAGGTGTTGTAACTTTGCGTCCATACCAACAAATCGAGTTGGCAAAGACTGGCGACGCTGACAAGCGTATGCTGATCGTTGAGTTTGGACACAAGGTCTACGCAGAAAATGCCCACGGCATTGCTGCTGACTTGGTTACTTCTTAATTGAACTAACGAAGGGTCTGGGGAAACTCAGACCCTTTTTTTATACATGATTGAAAAAAGACTATTTAGTACAGACGCTGATCAAGGGATCACGCGCACATTTGAATTTGATGATGAAACGAATCAGGCAACGATTCACACGCAGCAAGATGTGACTGCAATCATTGAAGAGAATAAGCAAGAGTACGCACAGGTTGATGAGCGTGCTCGGTGGGGCGAGTGGAGCAGAGTCGCCAGCATCCCGATGTCTATCTACTTTCAGCTCAAGGCTGAAGGCAAGTTAGATGACGAGGCGTATATGAAGCGCTGGTTAAACGATCCAGAGAATAAGTATTTCAGAACAAGATCAGGACAAGTATGACCCAAAACTACATTGCGGTATGCACCCCAGCGCGTGACATGGTTCACGCAAATTATGCTTTTTGCATAACCAACATGGTGGCGCACCACACGATTAACACGACTGATGCCGTGTCCTTGAAGATTATGCAAGGAACACTTATCCAGACCCAGCGTGCTGATCTGTCTCTAGACGCAATGGCAGAGGGTTGTACCCATATCTTGTTTGTAGATTCAGACATGACCTTCCCGCAGGACATGATTGAGAGACTCTTGGCGCATGACTTGGATGTCGTGGCAACGAACTGCGCAAGGCGCAGAATGCCCACAGGACCAACTGCACAGCGCTATGACGAGAACGGTGAGCGCGTGCTCATCTACACAATGCCAGAGTCCACAGGGATTGAGGAAGTTGGCTCGATTGGCATGGGTGTAATGCTGATCAAGCGCAGGGTCTTTGAGGCTTTGAGTGAGCCTTGGTTCGATACTCCTTGGCGTACCGATAAGCGCGGATATGTTGGAGAGGATGTTTTCTTCTGCCGTAAAGCACAGGCTGCTGGCTTTAAAATATGGATTGATCACGATGTTTCAAAAGAGATTGGACACATCGGGACATTTGAATTTAAGCACGATCACACTTGGGTGATGCGTGACTTAGAGAAAGCACAAAAGGCTGAAAATGGCGCTCACAACTTATGCTGAACTGAAGACTTCGGTTGGGGACTGGCTTAACCGCACAGACCTGACTGCTGCCATTCCTGACTTCATTAGTCTGGCAGAGGCTCAGATCGAGAGAAACTTGCGCACCAGACAGATGATCGTGCGTGCTACCGCGTCGATCACTACCGAATACTCCGCAGTCCCAGACAACTTTTTGGAAGTTAAGTCTTTCAAACTTGATACCAATCCCGTCACACCATTGGGGTTTGAGACTATCGACTCAATGGACACCTTGGCGGTTGTATACACCACATCAACTAAACCTATATTTTTTACCGTGGTGGGTGAGCAGTTTCGCTACCTACCAGTACCAGATGCTGCCTACACAGGCGAGTTGATCTATTACGCAAAGTTGAGTAAGTTATCAACTAGCAACACAACAAACTGGTTACTGACTTCTGCTCCCGATGTTTACTTGTATGGTGCTCTTATGCAAGCAGCTCCTTATCTGCAAGATGATGCGAGAATTGCTGTGTGGGCATCGATGTACCGAGCTGGTCTTGAAGAAGTAACGAAAGCAGATGATCGTAGCTCTTCAACTGGTGGCGCTTTGATTGCACGCGCAAGGACTTTGGGATAACAGATGCTAGTGAACACAACAAAGGGCGAGATGGATGCCTCCTTGCTGGAAAAGCGAGAAGGCTCAATCGACACCGACAATGAGACGACAAACTGGGTGGAATATTGGCTAGAAGGCGAGCTTGTGCATCGCTCAGTCCATATGACCTTAAAACGAAATGTGACTGGTGAAGCAGTCGCTCAATCTATAAGTTAAGGAAAATATCATGGCTAACACGCAAGCAATGTGTACAAGTTTCAAGGTTGATTTACTCAACGCTGTACACGCATTTTCAACCAGCGTCCCAGCTCATACAGCAGGTACTGCCGACACATTCAAGGCTGCTTTGTACCTTGCGTCTGCCACAGTCAACGCAACGACAACTGCCTATTCTGCAACTGGTGAGGTGTCAGGCACTAACTACACGGCTGGTGGTGCTACGGTGACATTTGGTACAGCGCCAAGCTCTACCAGCACGACAGCATTTGTGACTCCAAGTGCATCAATCGCTTACTCCAATGTGACTCTATCAACTGCATTCGATGCGGTCTTGATCTATAACTCAAGCCAGTCAAACAAAGCAGTCAGCGTCCACACCTTCGGTTCACAGACCGTAACGGCTGGAACATTTACCTTAACCATGCCAACAAATGATTCAAGCACTGGCTTGATCAGACTCGCTTAATAAAGAGGCAGCACAATGGCTGCTTACGGCTCTGGCAGATATGGCTATGGTAATTGGGGCATTGGAGAGCTTAGTGCTGCAATTACAGGCAACTCGTCAACCCTTGGCGTTGGCACGCTTGGCGTAGACATATCCAAGCAAGAAGACGGGACGATTGCCACAGGTAATGTCGGAACGGTCGGCACATCTGTAAGTCTTGCGATTACTGGTAACTCGTCAACCTCATCGGTTGGAACGCTTACATTTAATATACCTAAAGCCGTTACAGGTAACGCTTCAACTTTGTCGGTTGGAACTGTTACGCCATCAAGGTCTATTGATGTCTCTGGTAACTTTGCAACCTTATCGGCTGGGACTGTTACACCATCAAGATCGGTTGCTGTTACAGGTAACTTGTCAACTGGTGCTGCTGGAACATTGCTTCCAGAGACAATCTCCTTTGTTGCTATTACTGGTGTTGGCGGTACTGGCTCAGTCGGTAGCGTTACAAATGCTGTATCTATTGCGATAATTGGTGTTGAGGCATCTGGCTCAGTCGGCACAATCATTGGCTACGGCTGGAGTGTAGTAGCAGACACGGCAGAGAGTTGGAGTCCAGTCTCAGACACATCTGAAGATTGGACAGAAATATCAGACAATTCAGAAACATGGACGCAAGTCCCAGCATGAAGGTGAACTATGGCAGATACCACAACAACCAACCTATTACTTACTAAACCCGAAGTTGGGGCTAGTACCGACACATGGGGTACGAAGATCAATACCGACTTGGACTCCATCGACGCTCTGTTTGATGCTGGTCCAGCACTAAAGGTTGCTAAAGGTGGAACTGGATCGACTACTGCATCTGGTGCAAGGACAAACTTAACTGCTGCAAAGTCTGGTGCTAACTCAGACATTACATCCTTAACTGGATTGACAACTGCCTTAACAGAAGCCCAAGGCGGTACAGGCACAACTACTGGTTACTACGGCTTCAAGAACCGCATCATCAATGGTGCGATGGTGATTGACCAGCGTAATGCGGGGGCTAGTGTTACGGCTACGGGGTCTAATTATTCTTTAGACAGATGGCAGATGTTGGCTTCTGTAAGTTCTAAATTTACTGTTCAGCAATCATCAACTGCGCCATCAGGATTTACAAAATCTTTATTAGTCACATCTTCTGCGGCAACCTCATTGGGTGCAACAGACTATTACCTCATTACACAAAAGATTGAAGGTTTTAATATTGCTGATTTAGGGTGGGGTGCGGCTGGTGCATCTTCTATTACTGTTTCTTTTTGGGTTCGTAGTTCTTTAACTGGAACATTTGGATTTGTTGCTAGAAATGGTGCTGGAAATAGATGTTATCCCGCAAGTTACACAATAAGTTCTGCGAATACTTTTGAATATAAAACTGTAACTATTGCTGGTGATACTACTGGAACATGGCCTACTGATAATAGTATTGGTATTGAACTAGATTTTGGATTGGGTGTTGGCTCTACTTATAGCAATACAGCGGGAACATGGACAACTGGCGGTCTTGGTACAACAGGCGCAACAAGCGTAGTCGGCACAAATGGCGCAACCTTCTACATCACAGGCGTACAACTAGAAAAAGGCAGTACCGCAACATCTTTTGATTACAGACCTTATGGTACTGAGTTATTGTTATGTCAACGCTACTATGAAACTTCTGCTTATCCTGACGTAACATTTACATCAGCCTCGATGAGGGGTGGTGTCTGTTTTACTGGTGGAAATACCGCATCTGGTTATAGTTTTTTAGTTCCAAAAAGGTCAAACTCGCCGACTGTAACTTTGTATAGTAGAAGCAATGCTTCTGGTGCAGTATCTTTGGTTGCAACGGGTGCTGATGTTACTGGGTGTACTGCAAGCGGGTTGAATGCAACAGGATTCAGAATAATTTCTCTGGGTTCGGCTCAAACTGCTGGCGTTGGAATTGAGTCAGGTTGGACTGTATCTTCGGAGTTATAAATGTACAAGTTATTTAAAGACAATTCAACAGGATGGGAAGCAGTCATTCGTTTGAGCGATTATGCTTGCATCCCAAAGTCTGAAGAAAACACAGACTACCAAGCCTATTTAAAGTGGGTGGCTGAAGGCAACACACCTACACCTGCTGACGAACCTACACAAGGAGCATAAACATGGTAGCCTCAATAAATGCTTCAACTTCCGCAGGGGTGGTTACGACTGCCGATACTTCGGGAATTTTGCAACTACAAACTGCATCTACAGCGGCAGTCACGATAACAGCGGCACAGAATGTGGGGATTGGTACTGCTTCTCCAACAAATCGTTTAGATATTCAAGCAGCAAAAGCAAAAGTGTTTGCAACTTCAACAACTGGAACAAACGATTGTTACTTTGCCGCCAATAACACAGGTGGCGCATTTCAAATTGGTCTTGACAATAGTGCTGGAACAGAGTTTGGTACTGCTTACGCTGGCGTACTTTATCGTTCTGGTGCTTACCCAATAAACTTTTATACAAACGCTAACGAGCGTATGCGTATCAACTCCTCTGGTAATGTGGGGATTGGCACTACTAGCCCATCCGTGAAATTAGAAGTCAATCCGCCAACGTTATCTGGAACTATCCAAGAAGTATTTAAAATTACTGATAGTGCTAATTCCACTTTAGCATTACGTCAAACAACCACAGTAAACGATATCAACGGAAACCATATATTGTCTTTATCGACAGGTGGCACAGAGCGTATGCGTATCGACTCTAGCGGTGTTGCTATGTTTGGAACAACTAACGCAACTCCTGCGGGGTCAAGCGATACAAAAGGTATTTCTATTTGGACTAATGGTTCGACTAGTCAAATTTTTGCGACAGGAAATGGCGATACTTGCGCTATTTTTAACAGGGCTAGTAGTGATGGGGCAACAGTTAGATTACGCAGACAAGGCAATGATGTAGGTAATATTTCAACTACCGCATCTGCTACCGCATACAACACTTCTTCGGATTACCGATTAAAAGACAATGTGCAACCCATGTCAGGGGCTTTGGCTAAAGTCGCATTATTAAAACCAGTTACTTTTAAATGGAAAATAGATGGCTCTGATAGCGAGGGCTTTATTGCTCACGAACTGCAAGCCATAAAACCAGATTGCGTATCAGGCGATAAAGATGCAATAGACGCTGATGGCAAACCAGTTTACCAAGGCATTGATACATCATTCCTAGTAGCAACATTAACAGCGGCATTGCAAGAGACTAAAGCATTGATAGACACACAAGCCGCAACAATCAACGCACAAGCGACTATGCTTGCTGGACAGTCCGCAGCATTAGCTGCTCTAACCGCCCGTATAGTGGCTTTGGAGGCAGCATGACTGTAATCATTGACGGCACTGCTGGTGTCACATTCCCAGTAGTAGCGGGTAGTGCTTCTGCGGTGCAAGCATCTTCTGGTAGGGTGTTGCAAGTGGTTAGCACAACATTGACTACTGCATCTACCGCTTCAGTAACTAGCCCGACTTATGTTGATTTTGGATTGTCGGCAACAATTACTCCTTCAAGTTCTTCTAGCAAAATACTAGTGTTTGGAAATGTTGAAATAGGTTGGTCAACTGCCGCTGGTGCTTGGATTCAAATTGTTAGGGGGTCAACTGCTATTGGAAATGGAACTGGTGGTTCTTATGCCAACTTTCAATCAGGAGTTCAAGTTTCTGGTGGTACGGCGTCAAATAACTTTTGGACATTTCCATTTAGTTTTTTAGATAGCCCCGCCACAACATCAGCAACCACTTACAAAATTCAAGCAAGTCTAGATGCTAATGGAACTTTGGCTATAAACAGAAGACAAAGTGATACCGCATTTGGTGGCTCAAGCGTAATAACTTTAATGGAGATAGCGGCATGAACTTTGAAGACGCAATTTATAAGTTATATCCGCAAATAGTTCGTACTGTTGAAGACAAAGCCTTTGATGCTAATGGAGATATTGTTGTTTACAACAAAGAAACAGTACAAGCATTAGTTAGTGCCAATGCCTACATAGCCAAACGCCAAGCGGAATATCCCCCGTTTACTGACTATTTGGATGGCATAGCCAAAGGTGACCAAGCACAGATTAACAAATACATAGCCGACTGCCAAGCGGTTAAGGCTAAATATCCTAAAGGCTAACTAATGGCTTCCAACTACAGCATTACTCGTGATCAAATCATATCTTTAGCTCTTAGGAAACTAGGAGTGCTTGAGATTGGGGATACACCTGACGCTAATACTGTGTCTAATGCTGCCATATCTTTAAACTTGTTGATTAAACAATTCAACACAGATGGTTTAAAGTTGTGGAAAGTATCAGAACTTATCATTCCCCTTACTTCTGGACAGACTAGCTATGTTTTAGGTGGTGCTACATCTACGTTGATGTATGACTCACTAGCTCCTAGTACAGCTATTACAGACAAACCTTTGAAAGTTATTCAAGGGTTCTATCGTAATACAGCGTCTACTCCAGACATAGACACACCAGTGATTATTATATCTAGACAGGAGTACACTATCTTGGGATCTAAGTTCTCTACAGGTACGCCCAACAGTATTTTCTATGATGCTCGTAGACTCAACGGTATTCTTTATGTATACCTAACTCCAGATGCTAGTACTCAGGCTAATCTACAACTACGTCTAGTGGCTCAGATGCCTATCAATGACATAACTACAGCTAGTGAACTTCCAGACTTTCCCAATGAGTGGATGAACTGTTTGGTATGGAACTTAGCAGATCAGTTGTCTCTTGAGTATGGTGTTCCTATGAACACTAGACAAGAGATTGCTCTTCGTGCTTTAAACTACAAAGACAAGATGGTTGATTGGGATGTAGAGCCTGGTAGTACATTCTTCAGTCCTGACTTTAGATCTACATCTGTTAACTCTTATGGTATGTAAGCATGGCAACAGAACGTATACCACTTACTCAGCCAATAGAAAGTAGAAGCGGATCCTTTGCTAAGGACTCCTATTCTTCTAACTGTTTCTTTGAGACTAGGGATCAGAAGAGAGAGTTTGTTAAAAGACCTGGTTTAGTCTTAGCTAAACAAGTGGTGTCTATAACACCTCCTGCTCATACACCTAGTCAAGGATTAGCTGCTTTTAATAACAAGCTAATTGCTGTTATTAATAACACGGTGTATAGCATTAATCCTGCATCTAGTTATGCTGTAACTAATCTTGGTTCTACGTCTAGCACTACTAACCAAAGTTATTTTGTTAAGACATTCCTAGATACGTATCTGTTCTTTCACAACAAGACTACTGGCTATTTGTTAAATCAAGCAGGTTCGTTTGTAACAATGACCTCTTTGCCAGCAAGTCCATATGTGTCTGGTACTGTGTTCTTGAACAATTACATATTTATTGGTACTACTAATAATCGTATCTATAACTGCAATATTGGTGATCCAACTACTTGGACTGCTCTTGACTATGTTAGCTTTGAGCAGACTGCTGACGTACTCGTTGGTATTGCTAAACACTTAAACTATCTAGTAGCCTTTGGTTCTACTAGTATTCAGTTCTTCTATGATGCTGCTAATGCTACGGGTTCTCCCTTAGCTGTAGCCCAGAGTTATACGTCTGAGATTGGTTGTGCTACTGGTGATAGCATCGTTGCTACTAATAACACTGTATTGTGGATTGGAACTAGCAAGACCAATGGTCGTGCTGTCTATCTAATGGATGGTGTGTCTGCTGTTAAGGTTTCTACCAATAGCATAGACAAACACCTAGAAGCTGATAGTTTAAGTACAGTAACAGCTTATTGCTATACAGTCTCAGGACATACACTATATGTTCTATTTCTACACAACACTAGTAAAACTTTAGTTTACGATATAAATGAGAAAATGTGGTATACATGGACTCAGTACTCTATCCAATCTAGTGACCAGCCTAATCCAGGTACTTTCCAAGAGTCCTACTTTAGAGCTGTATTCTTTGCTGAGTTAAATGACATTGCGTTTGTCTTAGATGATGACACAGCCACTATCTACTACCTCAGTACCACTGCGTATCAAGATAATGGTCAAGCTATCTATAGCAGAACAGTAACAGACATCATAGATAACGGGGTTACTAAACGTAAATTCTATGGAAGACTAGAGATTGTTGGTGACAAGGTAGCTGGAACTATGCAAGTACGTCACAGTGGTGATGACTATCAAACTTGGTCTACCTATAGGTCTATAGATCTTAGTATCTCTAGATCACAGATATATCTTAGTGGCGCTGATAGGCGTAGGGCTTGGGAGTTCTTGTGTACTAGCAATGTTCCTTTGCGTCTAGACACAGCTGAGATAGACTTCAGGATAGGTGAACTAGATCAAGAACAATCAGTTGGTGGTGGACGCTATAGACGATAAAATAAAGGGAAAAGTACCTGTGTGTATCCGAAAGGATTACATAGTGTACTTAGAGCTTTTTGACAATCTCTTGTGGATTCATGTTGATATCAAACGATGGTCAGCTAAAGTCAAGAGAGATGGTCAAAGAGACTTTGTTCTCATACAGAGTTTAATTGGCAAGCCTATAGCTGCTTTAGTTAGAGAGGATGACATTAAACTTGCAAGATTTGCCAGATCATTTGGTTGGCTAGAGAAATGTCAGATAGTTCTATTAGACGGTTCAAAGGCTTTCATCTATGTTTCAAAAGCATAGAACATAAAGGAATGATATGGGTGGTGCTGTAAGTGAAGTTGTTGATACTGTTGGCGATATAGGCCAAGGAGCCATTGACACTGTTAGTGACATTGGTGCAGGTATTGATGACACTGTTAATGAAGTTGTACCTGGTGGTTGGACTACGGTTGCTCTGCTTACTGCTGGCTATTACTATGCTCCTGAGATAGGGGCGTATATAAATGCTTCTGGTAGTACTGTGCCAGTGTCTGCTGTTGTAGATGCTGGTGTAGTTTCTTCTCCAGTCACTACAGGTTCTGTTATTGCAACTGAACTTCCTGCTTTAGGTAGTGCTACTGGAGCAGGTGCTGCTACTGTTGGTGGATATATATCTGATGCTGAACAAATAGCAGCTATGAATACTGGGGCTGCTGCTACAGATATGAGTCTTGGTCAAGCAGGTGCTGCTAACGCTGTTAGTGGGAATACTATACCAAGTGGTGTAGGCAATGTTGTAAATAATGCTGGGGGTAATATGAATTTATCGGATTTTAGTTCTGCTTTGAACATAGCTTCAAGCGTTAACTCTCTCACTGGAGGGGGTGTATCTAATCTTCTAGGTGGTCCAGGGTCTATATCTGGTACTGAAGCCCAGCAGATGGCTGATCCTTTTGCACCATACAGATCTAACTTAGCACAGATGTATAGCGGTGCTCTACAGCCTGGTACTGGTATAGATGTAACTAAGATGCCTGGGTATAGCCAATATACAACTGGTGTCTTAAACCCTGCTATGGAGGCTTCTAAGCGTAGTGCTGCTGCTTCTGGTCTACTTTATTCTGGAAGAGAGTCTGCTGCTCTACAAGACATTGGTCAAAGAGGCTACTACGGCTTTATGACTGACTATCTAAACCGTCTTGCTCAAGGTTCTGGTGCTGTTTCTAATCCTGCCCAAGCTGGTGGTCTAGGAATAACTCAAAATGCTGCTAATCAACAAGCTTTCTCTCAAGGTCTAGGTGGTTTAGGTCAAGGTATAGCTGGTTTATATCCAGGCTCTAGTACTAACACTATGGGCAACGTTCCATACAACCCAAGCTCTATCTACAGTTCTTTCGCTAGTCCTACTTCTCAATATGGCTATGGTGTTGGTAGTC